GTCGGTTTGGCTACAGCTTCATAAAAATCCAAGAAATTCTAAACAAAAACACTGGACATTATTGGTCAATGGTGATATAATAGATCCGTCCGGGCGAAAAGCCGAGGATTTGTGGCCCGTGGAAAAATTCTGGATCTTAAATTATTGAGGTAAAATGAAAACGCACAAAACAACTTTTACTGTTTATCCAGAAGACTGCAACTATATGAAAGTGGGCGATGGCAGTCCTATGGTTCACGGCGGTACTATGCTTTTAAAAATGGATCGGGCCGCAGCAGAATTAGCCCGTCAATATTTATATGGCACAGGATGCGACTCTGCTTTAACAGTCGGTGTTGAAGAAGTCAAGTTCTTACACGGAGCAAAGCTTGGGGATTATATCATAATAACAGTTACCCCCACCGGATTCGGTAAAAAAAGAATGTCGTTTTTGGTCGAATGTCATGTAGAGGCTTGGGGTGGAGAGAAAAAATTAGTTGCCTCGGGCGTTTTCAGTTTCTGTTCTTTCAAGAATGGACAATCCCATCCTCACGATATTACTACGAATAATAATTCTAATAAAAATAAAGTATACGACGTATGATTATTGCGGGAACTGGACATAGACCATCTTACTGTCCGTGCCTTTATGATGCGAAGCATCCTTGGCTTATAGAAAGAAAAAATGACTTACGAGAATGCTTAGTTGCATACGGGCCGTCTCTTGTTATTACGGGCATGGCTATTGGTTGGGATACTTGGTTAGCACAAGAGGCTCTATTTTTAGATATACCTATTGCTTGCTATATTCCTTTTCCGGGACAACAGAATAAATGGCCGGAAGAATCCCGTAAGGAATACGATCATATTCTTTCGCGGGCTAAAATCGTAAAAAATATTAGCAAATCGTACTCTAAGAATGCGTTTTTTAAACGTGACGAAGCAATGGTTGATGATTGCACGCTAGTATTTGCTTTATGGAACCAAGAGATACAATCCGGCGGAACTTATCATACCGTTCAATATGCTCTATCCAAGGGTAAACCCATTACAAATTTTTGGTGACAAAAATGATTGCTTGCATATGCGGATTCTCGATAGAAATGATAATACTAATGGTTACAATTGCATTCGGGCTTATTATAGATAAGCTCGTTTGTTTTTGTAATAAATGTCGTGGAGGAATTAAAAAATGTCGAAAAAACTAATTGTTTCCGGGCATGTCCTAACGGGATTATATCCATACGATAAAGAATATTCCCGCAGGAATGAATTGTATGTAGAATACAAAGAATATGCCGACTTTTTAGGGGCTGATATAGAAATAAAAAAAGATCAATTCTCTAATGATCGTTTAGACTATCTATGGGAGCACGGAACTTGGCTAAAGCTTGATGTAATAATAGCCTTTGCTACTAATAATAAATATGATAAAATGCTATGGATAGATTCTGATGTAGTAATAAACAAGGAGCTAGCATATAAAGTAGACCCGCTGGAATTATATGCTAACGATTCCGAGCGGCCCGAGATAGCTATAGTCTATGACAATTTTTTACCTCTACACTATCACACCTTTGACGAATTTAGCAAGAAAAAGTATGACTTTTACGAGTTTATGTTTGGTGACGAAGTAAAGCTTTATCACAAAATTAACTCGGCGATGTTTGTAATTAATAAAAAAGCCGCAAAAGCAATACACGAAACCATGCTTGATTTGCCCATGAGTATTATTTATGGGTATAAATCAGTACATGGATATTTTCCGACCGATGAATCTATCATTGAGTTGGCAATGCCGCACTTAAAGCATGAATTTTTCGATAATATTACCGAAAGCAATACTGGGGAAGTTAAGGCGTTTACTCATTATTGCGGTATAGACCAAAAACGCACATTATTTTATGAGTAGAAAATGACAAAAAAAGATATTTTATGCAGGCTGGATGATTCTTATAGCGAAGCAATGCTCGGAACTACCGAAGAAATTGATTATGAATTTTTCATTCCACATGAATACGAATATGTAACAGCCGAAGAATTTGGCAAAGACGACGAAGAAGAGGAAGTAAGTGTAGCTTCCCTTTGGGAGAATATCAGAAAGAAGAAAGAAAGAGAAGGTAAAAACTATAAACCCGCTAAGCCCGGCGAAAAAGATAGGCCAGATCCTAAAGCATGGAAAAAGGCCCAGTCAAGAGCAAAAGCATCGGTGACTGAGTTTTTCTTTAGAGAAGAACAAACCGCTCTTGATATGGCAAAAAAGATCGGCCTGAACAGTATATTTACACACACAACAAAAGACGGTGACACTTTTTATATCCCCGGAACTTGCATGGAGGATTTAAATGAGTGGTATGAAAACGAAGAAGAAATTACTGAGGAATTAAATGAAGAAGCTATGGCCGCTGAATATCAAGGGCGTAAAGTAACTTTGAATAAACCTTTTAGGACTTCGAACGGGCCAAAGAAATTTGCCGTTTATACTAAAAACGAAAGCGGTAATGTTGTCATTGTCCGGTTCGGTGATCCAGAGAGATCTATAAAAAAACATATACCGGAGAGGCGTAAAGCATTTCGGGCAAGACACAAATGCGATACTGATCCCGGCCCAAAATGGAAGGCCCGTTATTGGGCATGTCGTAGCTGGTAATTATTTCCAGAACCAGCTTGACAAAACTCTCTCCTGTGCTATAATCAAGGCAGGAGAGAAAAATGAAAAAGAAAATTGTAGACGATAATTTTGAGATTACGCTGTGCGTTACTTCTAAATCTGCCGATTATAACGCCGAGGCATTACTTGATAATATTACGAGTGCTGTTGGCACTTGCATTTATGATTACGTGAATGAGGCAACGGCTAAAAAGCTTGCAAAGTTTATAACATCCATAACAGCTAATAAAGTTGTTCTTAGCGATACTCCTTATAGTGTTGCTATTTATACAAATAACGGATTTTTTTATGTTAGAATGGTTTCATTGTTACGTTATAAATTGACTGATCCCAATGGAAAGGTTAAATTTTACCGCAAGCAAGAATTTATCGAAAACTTGAATAATCTACTACTGAAAGGAAAAATTGAAAATGAAACGGAAAATCAAAGTAACGATTGACAGGTCTAAGTGGCGAACTGGATTAAATTCCACTAACCGAACAGGGGAGGGCAGAACGGCACTCTTGAATAAAGAAGGCTATATGTGCTGCTTGGGATTTTGCATGGCTGCATCAAAAGTGGCGAAGAAAAATTTGTTGGATATAGGTGCTCCCAGTGGCTGTCTTAACCAACATGCCATCGACCCAAATAAAGCAATGCGGTCAAGTGGCGTTCGGGCTTTAACAAAAGAGTCGCTGACTACATGTTTAAGTAATTCGGAACTTGCTTTTGATGCTATGAAAATAAATGATTCGGTGAAAAGCACCCCTAAAGAAAAAGAAGAAGCCATATTGGAACTATTTAAAGATTCTGTTTTTGATATTGAATTTACGGGAGAATACAGAAAGGAAAAAAATGAATAATTTTAAAAAGGGCGATAAAATTTTAATAGAGTCCGAGGTGCTTGAGGTTGACTTTGGAACGTCGCCACAGGTACTGGTAAGGACCGATTGCGGGTTTTCAATATGGGTTGCACAAAGCGGCTGCCGACCCGTCGAGCCGCCAGCCGTTCCAGATCTTTCGACTATGGGTGTTGAGGTTGTTTCGGATCTAAGCGGTCATCGCGTTAAGCGACCCATCGAAACCCTAACGGGTTCGGAAATAAATGCAAAAACTAAACAATGCATTATAGATTATTTTATGGACAAAATAAATGCAAGAGCAGAAATAGGTCACAGCGACTGGTGGACAAGAGAATCACATATTGTTAACTCTAAACATATTGTTGCGGTCCTTGAACACTTTAAAGATAAAGGCTATGAGACCGAACTGGCTAGTGACGATGTGACGATAAGTTGGTAATAGTTTTAGGTAATCTAAATTTTCTACTAGAACATGGCAGCTTAAATTTTTTAGCAAATTTCCGTATCATGGTAGAACTTTTAATGCGAAATCTTAATACGGCATAAGCAAATTTTTTAGAACTACGTTTTTTTATAGACAAGTCGAAGTCATGAAACTTTTTCGGGCACTTATTCATTAATACAGACAATGTTGTAAACCAAGATTTATGACACTCTATTTTATAACATTTTGATTTATTTAAAGACCCATCGCCATCAATGAATCCGCATAAAAATGCTGCTGCCTGTTTTGAGTTTTTGATAAAATCTAAAGATATGCCAGTGTATGTTTTTGGAGAATCATTTTGAATATTAAACATTTCACGAAGTTTTACTCCTAAATTTTTATCGCAGATATTAATTCTGTAGGTAGTAGAATCATTTTTTCTATACCCGCCTTTTTTAGATATGTATTTATATACAGATGTTTTAAGATATTTTGAAAGTTTAAATATAAGACTTTTATCTTTAACTGATTGAGAAATCATAAAGTGTCCGTTTTTATAAACATAGCCGTCAGCAGCTATAAATCCTAACCAATAATATGATTCTAGTGTTTCAGAAAATAATGCAGACAAATCTCCTTTCCTGTTCAAATTCACGGTTCTTTTTAATCCCCGCTTTCTTGCCCATTCCTGTATGGCATGTACAGACTGTCCCGTTTGTTCGGAAAGCCAGTTCAAGTCGCAATCGTGATAATTTTGCAAAATTAATTCCGAACTTGCTTGACAGATCGATTTTTTTTGATATAATGATTTAGAAGACTTTTTGAGACGAGAATTACTGGCGTACTTACTAACTTCCCTAGTAGGAACCTGTAAAAATTCAGCAATTTCGACAGTATTTTTAGTTGCAAAATGTTCTTTGACGTATTTTTTTTGTTCTACAGTTAACATAGCGTAATGACTTCCTTTGTATAAAAATTTGTGTTACCGCTATATTATACACACTTTTTGAGGAAAAGATGAAAATTTTACCAATTTTGGCTTCAGATTCGTATAAACAATTCCACTACAAAATGTACCCCAAGGGCATGATTAAGCTCTACAGCAACATGACCCCTAGAAGCTTTAAGCGTTTAGGTTGTGATAGAGCGGTATGGTTCGGGCTACAATATTACATTCAAGAATATCTTGTCGTACAATGGAGAACTAATTTCTTTGATAGGCCGCTGGAAGAAGTTTTGGCCGAGTACAAGCGTTTTCATAAGCACTTTAGTTTTACCGAAGTAGACACTGAGCACATCGAAAAGCTGCATAAGCTTCAATATCTACCAATAGAAATTAAGGCATTGCCCGAGGGCACTCTTGTTCCTGAGAAAGTTCCTTTCTTTACTATTACAAATACTCACCCGGACTTTGCTTGGCTTGTCAACTTTCTAGAAACTCAAATGTCAACGGTTATTTGGGATATGACAACAGTAGCAACTATTGCCCATATGTACCGCAAGCTATTAAATAAGTGGGCCGAAAAGACCGGAGACCCATCATTCGTGCAATGGCAAGGACACGATTTCGCTATGCGGGGTCGAAGCAGCATGGAGTCTACACTTAATCAAGCGGGGCACTTGCTATCGTTTACGGGCACTGATACTATTCCTGCGGTATTAATGCTGGAAGAATATTATGATGCCAATATCGAAGAAGAATTAGTTGGTTCTAGCGTACCGGCTTCGGAACATTCAATTATGTGTGCTAATGCTAATTATTACGAAGAAGAAATAGAAGTAGAATACTCTGTAGAAGTAATTTATAATGATTCTGGAGAAAAAATTTCAGAAAAAGAAATATTTATGTAACATTATGTTTTGATTTCTGGTGTATTATAAATTTAAGGAAAAACTAATGAAAAAATACACCGAACAAGAAATGCAGATTTTAAAAGATCAATATCATCAGAGTAGCAAAGATGAGTTATTAACATTATTAAATCCTCATAGCTGGTCATCAATAAAAGATAAAGCTAAAAAACTTGGATTATCTAGAAAAAAACTTAAAAATTCAAAAATTTCTTTACTATTACCAAATACACTATTTAATTGTTATTGGTGGGGCTTCATTTTATCGGATGGTCATATTTCAGATAAAGGAGAGTTAATTATTCAACTACATGAACAAGATAAAAAACATTTATTAAAAATATCTAATTATATAGACAAAGATATACAATATCTGCGAAACAAAAATATGGTTAGACTAACTAATATGGATATTATTAACTCTGAAAAGTTAAAGCATAAACTAGGAATTAAGAAAAAAAAGACATATAATCCACCAGATAATTTTGATTTTCTTCAAAATAAAGAAGAAAGAATTGCTTTTTTAATTGGATTTATAGATGGAGACGGCTCTATTTCTTATAGAAAAGGATCATTCCAATCTATAAGAATAATAGTTCACGAAAACTGGTTTAATGTATTAAATAATTTTTGCAATAAATTAGTAGATGATTTTTCAATATTAAAATTTACAGTTTCTTACAATAAAAGAAAAAATACACAAGTTTGTTTACATGGAATAGATAGATATAAATTTTTAAAAGATTTTATTATTAGTAATAAAATACCATCACTAGAAAGAAAGTGGAAAACATGAAAACAGTTATTGAAAAAAGAAAAAGAAAAGTCAAAATTGTAAAAACTAACGAATTAGCTTCTTATACTAGACTATTAGAACAATTCCCTAATGGTATACTATCATTAGTTAGTGATACTTTTGATCTTTTTAAGATTTGTACGGAAATATTGCCGCAGCTTAAAGACAAAATCATGGCTCGCAATGGTAAAACTACCATCAGACCCGATTCTGGTAATCCGGTAGATATCCTGTGTGGCCTTGAAATCACTGACGGATATGATTTGAACAATAAATATTTAGGCAGTGATTTCAGTATTGATTACGATAAATACGCCATCAAAACAGATGATGGTAAAATTTATAGAGTTAAACCACATTTTGGATACGAAGGAGAAATTTACTCTTTCGAAGCAAATAAGAATGAAGAATTAAGTATAAACGAAGTTAAAGGTGTTGTAGAACTTCTTTGGGATGTATTCGGCGGAACTGTAAACGAAAAAGGTTATAAGGTACTAGACCCTCACATTGGAGTTATTTATGGTGACAGCATTACTCTTGACAGGGCCGAAAAAATTTGTGCAAGACTTGAGGCTAAAGGCTTTGCTAGCACTAATGTAGTGTTTGGAATCGGTAGTTACACATATAACTATAATACCAGAGATACATTAGGTATCGCAGTTAAGAGTACATACTGCGAAGTCATGGAAAATGGAGTCCTTGAAAGGCGTGAAATTTTTAAAGACCCCATAACTGATGACGGAACTAAGAAATCTGCTCGCGGACTATTGTGCGTCAAGAGAGACGAAAACGGCAAGCTCTACCTAAAGGATAGGTGTACTGAGGAAGAAGAACGCGATGACTCGTTACTTAATACAGTATTTCATAACGGAAATTACGTAACAGAATCTTTTGCTACTATTAAACAAAGGTTAGAAAATGAAAAAGCCTAAGTCATACATATTTTTTCAAGATTCAACGCTCGTTATGCGGGAAATACAGCGTAACGGAGAAGCTTCTGAGGATATAAAATTATTTCTCGCGGGCATGTGTGTTGCAATTCGAAATATATTACAAATTAAAGATGTATTTTTTGTTAACTTATACTGCGATCAGTGCGATGGCCCTAGCTTAAATTTAGTTTTTGGCTCTAGTTATTATACAATTAATGTATTTTTATACAAAAAAGATTTTTCTGAAGATTATAAAAACTTAATGACATTTTTGATATCAGTATTTGAACAATACTCAGAGCCTACTGAGGAACAAAAACTACAACTAGACAATTTATACAACTCAAATTACTAAGGAAATAAAATGACAAAACAATTATTAAAAAATCACGTAGCTATTCTTCTGGATACATCCGGATCTATGTGGAATATCATAGGCGATATGCAAAAAGTGCTACAGCAAAGAATTGAATTTTTACGCAAGATGAGTCTTGACTTTAATCAGGAAACGCGAATATCAATTTACACCTTCGATGATAAGCCCGAGTGCGTAGTATACGATACAGATGTTACTCGGCCCATAGATTTAGGTAAATTTAAAGCAAGTGGATCTACCGCATTATTAGACTGTTTAAATCAGGCTGTTTGCGAATTAGAATTACTTCCAGAAATTCATGGTGATCACGCCTACATAGTTTATATTCTATCTGATGGGGGCGAAAACTGTTCCAGAGCAACTAACGCTAAAACTATGCTTCAAAAAATTAAGTCGTTGAAGGAAAATTGGACTATTGCAGGATATGTTCCTGATATGGATGCAGGTAAGTATTTAGAATCTTACGGTATTCCAAAGGGTAATATCGAACGCTGGGATGCCGATAAAAAGGGTATCGCGGAAGTTGAAGATACATTCGATAGGTCTATGACTCAATACTATAGCAGTAGACAATCCGGTGTAAGATCTTCGCAAACAATATTCTCGGGCCTAAAAGATGTAAATTCTACGAATGTAACTAAGGTTCTAGACGAGTTAAACAAGAAAGATTTTACTATTGTTATTAACGAAGACGTAAAGGCTTTATGGATTCGAGATATTGTAGAAAGTAAGACAAGTCTTAATTACATAAAAGGTAATTCTTACTATGAATTAGTAAAGAACGAACATGTTCAGCCCAATAAAAATATTATCATTCAGAACAAAAAAACTGGTAAAGCATATTCTGGCGTTAATGCCCGTCAGCTTCTCGGGCTTCCTTCAAGTGCGGAAGTCAAATTGAGTGTTGGTGACTACGGCGAATGGCTGGTGTATGTTCAAAGCAATTCGCATAACCGGAACGTCATTCCAAAGCAGAGGATTTTGGTGATGAAATAACTTGACATGGCTTAAAGCCATGTTATAATGAGAGGGGTAAAAAATGATTGGCGACATACTTGAAGCAGCATTTGCTGAAAGACGACGAAGAAAGGACAGTGGTGGAAAACTAATGGAAATCGCATGTAATTTTTTAATATGGATTTTTGGATTACTTTTATGGTTCACAGTCATCTCAATTCCCATTTTGGCAATGTGGAAGTTCGTAGATTTAATAATTTATTTGGGGGCGTGGTAACATGGTTGAAAAAATATGTGAGTGGCTCTTTATTGCGTTTATGTGTTTCGTCTGCATCCTCATGATGATATGCGCCGGTTTTACTTCGATGCGGTCTTACTAGGGAGTGTGGTAATGAACGAAATCGCAAGGATTGAATCATATCGCGAAGACTTACAGTCGCAAAGCACATTTCTCTTCGTGTTTTCATGTATCTTAACCATCGCAGTTTTGAGCCTGTCGCTGATTGTATGGTCTTGGCAGAAGGACGACAGTGAACGGCTAGAGCGGCTTGAAAGACTGCATCAGATTAAGCAGCCTCAAGAGCCTTGCGGTTGTTGTCCGCCGCTGGGTGTCTTGTCAGTTCAGGAGATATAAACAATGGAAATCGGCGACAGAATGAAAGATTACGAAAAAGCTTACGGTATGCAGGCAATGCCTAATTGCCCGATCATGGTTCGTATCGACGGAAAAGCTTTTCATGATTTTACTTCAAATTTGAATAAGCCTTATGATGACGGTTTAGTACAAGCAATGAATACTTTGACTTATGATCTTTGTAATTTTAGTGATGCGGTTTTGGGATATACACAGAGCGACGAAATAACACTTGTGTTATCCAAAGAATCGCCGGAACAAGAATTATTTTTTAAGGGTAAAATACAAAAGCTATGCTCCGTTCTAGCATCCTATGCAACTTATACCTTTAATAGCATTTTCAAAAACGAAGGAAAAATGGCACTATTTGACTGTCGTGTATTTTCCGTGCCGAATTTATCCGAAGCTACAAACTGTTTGCTCTGGCGAGAGATGGATGCGAAACGAAACTCAATTCAGATGGCTGCTAGAACTTATTATTCGCATAAAGAATGTAATAATAAAAACTTTTCAGATCTTAGCGATATGCTAATTAATAAAGGTGTTAACTGGAATAATTATCCCGCACGCTTTAAACGTGGTGGTTATACTAAAAAGCTAAGAAATAAAATTACCGGAAAAAGATCATATTGCCCGCTAGATATAATGCCTCTAACACAATATAGTCACGAAGAAAGAGTTGAAATTTTATTTGGAGATTTAGTCAATGTCAATTAATGTATTTTTCACTTCGGATTCTCATTACGGGCACTCAAATATTGCTGGGCCTAAAGTAAGCTCGTGGAGTTCGGGTTATCGTAACTTTAATAGTACCCACGATATGAATGAAGCACTAATTGATTCTTTTAATGAAGCCGGTGCTAACGACATTATTTACCATCTTGGCGATTGGTCTTTCGGTGGAAAACATAACATTGAAACGTTCCGCAAAAGTATTCGTTGTCAAAACATTTTCCTAGTTACGGGCAATCATGACAAGCATGTATATGATCACAGGCACCTATTTAAATGGATAAAGCCCGTATGGGAAGGAAAAATTCATGATACATATTTTTACCTTCATCACTACGCACAACGCATATGGAATATGTCCCACAGAGGATCTATTATGCTTTACGGGCATAGTCACGGCAGTCTACCGGACGACCCCAATCTTTTATCTATAGATGTTGGTTGGGATACTGAACTGTACGGACACGAAAAACATACATTGTATCATTACGACGAAGTCATGTCTATTATGAAACAAAAAAGATGGACTGCTGTTGATCATCATAACACTAATACTACGGAGTGAGAAAATGGAAAAGTGCCCAAAGTGCAATTATGACGGACATTGGAAAACGCCCAAGTCTAAGTATATGCTATGTTATAAATGCGGAAAGCAATGGATTCCGGAGAAATCCGAAAAAGACAAAAAGGAATATGTAAGCGTTATTGATAAATTATATGAAAAACTTGAATTTTAAACCTAACCAGATAACCGCCATAGTAATAGTATTCGGTGGATTATTATTTATTTTATACGATTTGTTCGCACTGTTCATTTTTAATGAAGAAGCAACAATAAGTTACGTTGTAAATCAGTGGGCATGGTCAAGCCCGCTGGCAGTTTATATCGCCGGTGTAGTAACTGGCGGTCTGGCTGTACATTTTTTAGCATGGGCACCATTAGAAAAACAGGTAGAAAGAAAAAATGAGCAAGTTGACAATAGTTAGAGGTCTTCCGGGTTCGGGTAAAAGCACGCTTGCACACAAGCTAGCGGAAACGGATGGAAATAGTGTGGTATTAGAAGCCGATCAGTTTTTTATGGTTGAAAATGATTATAAATTTACGTTCGACTTTTTAACCGTAGCACATTCTTGGTGTCTCGGGCAGGCTTTTTATCATTTATTTCGCGGCAAAAATGTTATTGTAGCAAATACATTTGTTGAGTATTGGACGGTTGATAAATATATTGAGGCCGCTTTTAAAGCTAAAATTCCTTGGGAAGTGGTAGAACCAAAAACTAAGTGGAAAAGCGATACAGTTCAATTGGCCGAAAAGAACGTCCATAAGGTCAGTCAGGCCGCTATTCAAAAAATGCTTGATAAATGGGAAACCACAAAAGAAATTATCACCAAACTTGAAGCAAAGGGCTGGGCCGTTTAATGGGAAAGATCGGTATTTTTCTGGCGATACTACTTTACATGTTTATCGCCGCTGGTAATTTAAAAGATAAAGATTATCCACATGCCATGATGTGGTTTTGTTAGGGTTTAGCAAACGTGGCTTTGCTATGGTACGAATATACAAAAGAGGTTTTATGAATTATAACAAAGTTATAGTGGGCGGAAGGCTTACTAAAGACTCAACGCTAACTTCTACCACTAGCGGAAAGAAAGTCTTGGAATTTTCTATCGCTTGCAGCGATAAGTATGGAGACAAAGAAGAAGTGCTGTATTTAGACTGCGTCATGTTTGGTGAGCGGGCCGAAAAGGTTGCACAATATTTCGTCAAAGGAAAGCAAATGCTGGTTGACGGAAAGCTGCGTCTTGAGAATTGGACCGGATCTGACGGAGTTAAGCGGTCGAAACATTCATTACTCGTTGATAATTTTACTTTCGCAGGATAATATGAAGAACTTATTAATGATTGTGTGTGTATTTTTTCTTTCATTAGAAGCTGTCGGGGCGGATAAAACTTCGTCCGGGCGACCTAATTCCGGAAATTCTTCCGAGTCTAGGAATTCTTTTCAGAGTAGACCAAATATTTTTGGTGGTCAAAGATATTATAGTTCTGGCAGGCCGGTCGGGTATTCTCGTCCAAACATTTATGGCGGTCAAAACTATAACTCTTATGGCACCAAAAAGAAATAATGAAGAAAAAAATTAATGTTGATTTAAAAGATCTGGCATATGAAAGGGCACTATTGTCGGCCATATGTCAGATGGGACTGGAAGTATTTATTGATGTAGATTATATCACTAATGAAACATTCACTGAGCCGACAAACCAGATAGTATTCGATATTGCTAAAAAATGTATCTATGACGGTAGCACTCTAGATCTTTCTACTATTTTGAGCAAAGCTTCTTCTTTGGGGCTTGCGGGCCTATTTGAAAATAAAGACGAATTAGAATATATTAGATCTTTATTTAATTTTCCCGTAAACAAAAACAATGTAACAAATTACGCCGCAAAACTTACGAAGCTAAAGCTTCTTAGGGATGCCCGCAAAGAGTTTCAAAAAGCAATGGATGGCCTCTCTCAATTTACGGGCGAGGAAGATATTGCGGATATTCTTACAAGTATTGAACAGCCCGGAAATAATCTGGCTCAAACAATATATAATAGCGATAATAGTAAGCCCGTAGAAATTGGCGTTAACATGTATGATTATGTAGTAGAATTACTAAATAATCCTGCGGGTTTCAATGGTATAAAAACTGGTATTGAAGAATTTGATAAGGCTCTCGGCGGCGGTTTACGCAATGGATGCGTCGATGTTGTTGCGGCCCGACCTAAAACTGGCAAAAGCACACTCGGTCTACAGGTGTCGAAAAATCAGGATGTATTATCTATACCTACTCTGATAATAGACACCGAAATGGATTCTGCCAGCCAACAAAATAGATTGCTCGCTAATGCTTCGGGCGTTAATGTTAATGATATTGCCGCAGGAAATAAAAGCT